AGAGCAATTGTGTCAATTTTATTCAAAAACATACTACTCAGCAACACAAATCATCACATTGCCAGGATAAGTAGCGACTGCGGTCTACAGAGTCGTACTTTCTTACCTTGAATCACATCTCTCGAGAGCGGTCTAGATCTACACTGCCAAAATGTCTAAGGTCAAGCTCACCAAAGAGAACATTATCTCTCTTCTAACTCAGGCTGGAGAAATCGAGTTTGAAGAAGATCAAAATCAAGCTGCATTCAACTTCAAGACTTTTTGCGGAGAAAATCTTGATTCAATCAAGAAAATGAGCATTACCTCATGTTTGACTTTCCTGAAAAATCGCCAGAGCATCATGAAAGTTGTGAACCAAAGTGATTTTACCTTTGGGAAAATCACAATCAAAAAGAATTCTGGAAGGGTTGGAGCTAATGATATGACTTTCAGGAGGCTTGATAGTATGATAAGAGTTAAGCTGATTGAAGAAACTGGGAAAGCAGAAAACCTTGCTATTATCAAGTCTAAGATTGCCTCTCATCCTCTTGTTCAAGCTTATGGTCTGCCTCTGACAGATGCAAAGTCTGTGAGGCTTGCCATAATGCTAGGAGGTAGTATCCCTCTGATTGCTTCTGTGGACAGCTTTGAAATGATCAGCATCATCCTTGCCATATACCAAGATGCTAAATATAAAGATCTTGGAATTGAGCCTTCGAAGTATAACACTAAAGAAGCTTTAGGAAAGGTCTGCACTGTGTTAAAAAGTAAAGGATTTACAATGGATGAAGCACAAATACAGAAAGGGAAAGAATATGCTACAATACTCAGCTCTTGCAATCCCAATGCTAAAGGAAGCATTGCTATGGAACATTACAGTGAGCATCTTGACAAATTCTATGCAATGTTCGGAGTAAGGAAAGAAGCCAAAATTTCAGGTGTTGCATAAGAGCTTCTTAAAATCTATTTAAGAGATGCATGTTATTAAATGTGCTAATCTATAGATGCATAATACTAAGTGTGTTAATGTTCAGTTAAGTGTGTCAAATTTAGCTAAGTGTGTTAAAGTGTGTTAAGTTCAGATTAAGTGTGTTAGATTTTATTAAATAAAAATTAACTAAAATTAAGTAAAATAAAATAAAAATTAAATAAAAATTATATGTGTGGATTGTGTGTGTTAAATAAAAACTAAAATAAAAACAAAACAAATTAAAATAAATAAAAATTAAGTAAAATTAAATAAAATTAAATAAAAATTAAATAAAAATTATATGTGTGGATTGTGTGTGTTGAATAAAAACTAAATAAAAACAAAACAAATTGAAATAAATAAAAATTAAATACTAATTGTTTGTGTGGATTGTGTGTGTTAAATAAAAATAAATAAAAATAACAAAAAACTATATATAAAAACAAAAAACAACAAAAAAACTATAAAAACAAAAAACAAAAACAAAAAACAAAAGTTTGGCCAAGTTGTTTTAGATGTTTGCAAGATCTAATCCAAACTGTATCATTTGACAACATTATGTTTGATATAAGTGTCAAATGCGATTGATCAAAAGCTGAGAAAAACGACCAAATTGTCCCTTTCGGGATCTTTTTGGTTTTTTTGATTTTTTGATTTTTTTGAGTTTTTTGACTTAGTTTTTGATTTTTTTGTCTGTTTTTATTTTGAACTTTATTTGCTTATCTAAATCTATTTCATAACTCTATTTCTAATTCTAAAGATATTAGCCTACTTTAAACTGCTTGAAACTTACTGAACATAATTTAAAGAAAGGAAATGGAACTTAAAATAAACAAGTTGATAAATCAGATTGAAGAAGCCTGAATCAATTTGAATCAGGGTAAGAGCTAGATGCATCCCAAGCCAGAGTTTTCTTCTTCTTGATCTCATTTAAATCTAGCTTAAGTAAAGATTTTGCAACAGAAGCAGCTTGAGGGGAGATTCTGATCTCTCCCTTAGCAAAGTCCATCTTCCACGAAGGAATCTGGATGCTGTCTAAATAAGACATAGTTTGCACAGTCATTGGCAAGCACTCAAGTGTTTTTGAAAGAAAATACTTCTTCTTTGAAGCGTCCTCACTGTAGTTCAAAGTCCTCTCACCTACATCCAACTTTGCAGGAACCAGCTTAGTGCTATTTAAAGTGTATATGATGACATCCTCCTGCAGTTTATTACTGAGAGTCTGAGCAAAGGAAGTGTGGGTCTCAAGCAAAGCATGAACAATCCTTTGTGGATATGATGGATCATGCACAGTGCTGTAAGGTTCTTTCAGATCAGAGAAAATCAGTGATAACTCAAAAGGAGCTTTGGATTTAGGAATAGGAAGCTGATGTTTACATATAACAGTCACATTCAAAGCTGTTTCAACACTGTTATGGTTGGGAATACATGCAATAGACAAATAGAAAATTTTTCCTGTTTCATCTCCTGCAACTTTAAAAAGCTTTTGTATAGCTATTTGCTTTAAAACCTTCGGCACTCTCAGCCAAAGGCTCAATTTAAAGTGTGAATCAGTAGAAGCTTTTACAAAAGCTTGAGAGTTAGGCATGATATTGTTTTCTGTAGCCATAAGCAGAGATTTCACTGCAAGAGAATTGACAGTTCTGTTGTTGCTTTCAATCTGATTGAAGTTTGGTTTAAAGCTATAGAGCCATTCATGAACATTTCTGTTAGGAGATAAAACATTCACCTTGCCCAAGGCTTGATTGTGGTTCATTTCCACTTTGTAAGTATGTTCTTTAACACAGGAAAGAGATCCTTTGTTAGCAGCATCAATGTATTTGTCATTGGGAGTTATGTCTTCTTCTTGAAGCCGAAATCTGCTTACAATATCAGACCTGCTCATCACAGGTTCAATGGGATGCAGCTGAGCAAGAGAAAGGACTTTCAAATGACCTTGATGCTTCACTCCATTAGTATTAACTGTATTAGAACAGACAGAAAGAACCAAAAGAGAATCATTTATATTGATGCTGAAATCAATGTCATCAAAGACAGGCACATGCAGATTCTGGGATAGGATTTCTTCTTCAACAACAGGAATATCACCAATTCTAGAAGTATAGCCGAAGCTGCTTTTGCTCCTTGAATCAGAATATAATTGAGTCTGAACTAGAGGGGAGCCAGTTGCAAATTCGTAGATCCAATAAGAATCTACAATAGACTTACCAGACGCTGTCGATCCCCAGACCGAAGCCTTTGTCTGAATGATCGACTCATAAACACTTGTTGACATTGTGGCTCTCGTGCTCTTGTGCTTATTACAGTTCTGAGATTTGCTAGATGTGGTTCGATTAAGAATAAAAAATGACACAATTGCTCT